CAAAGGCGAGAGCCGACGCGCGCAAACGTATGCGAGGGGGCGCTAAACGAGTACGCACAGGCGAAGCCCGCAGCCGCACCGTCAGCCGCATGACCGCCGAACAGGACACCACGGAGGGTTTCCGCCGTAGGTATGTTCGTATAGTGATAGTCGCAGAAGTAGGTAGTGCTTCCTCCGCCAACCTCACTCGGCATCATCTCGCCATACTCTCCACCGATAACGTTCTTCACATAGCCGTCGGAGCGTGCCTCGTTGCCGACGTGGCTGTAGCCGTCATAGCCTGTGTCCTTGAACTTGCTCGGGCCGGAGCAGACGAATACCTTTGACAGTCCGTCGCCTCCGTTCTCCTCCGTCGGGCTGATGCGGATGTTGATGCCGTCCGTCCACTGCCATATATGCCCAAAGGGATTTTCAACACCACGGTAACGGGGTACACTGACCTTTGTCTCCGTCGAGCTGTATTCAGTCGGCATCGTGTAATCAACGACACCTGTGCGGTTGCCAAGTTCATCTGTATAACCGCACGGTATAAATGGGTTATAGCCATTGAATGTGCTCCACAACGAACCATTGATTGTCGTTACACCTGCCCCGAGACCGCCCTGTCGGTAGCCCTCTGTGGTCAGCTCGGCATTGTAAGCCGCCTGTGAGTTGAGCGTGGCGTACTCAATGACGAACAGCCAATACAGGGTCTTCTGTGCGTCATACGTCATGCAGTTCCAAGCGGTGCTGCCCGACTTGCGGTTTCGGGCATATTTACGGAAGTTCGTGCGGCTGATTGATGTCGCAGGGCGACCGAGCATGGTGTTACCCTGTCCGTCCCAAGACGAGTTGTTGCCACCGCCTCTGTACTGCGCCGTGGTGTTCACGACAGATGCCAGCTTGTTGTTCGTGCGGTCAAGAGCAGCCTCGTAGGCGGAGACGTACATCCTCGGCACTTGATGATAACCAGGTAGCGGCAGTTCGCTCACACGGACACGCATCACGTTGCCGTCATAGGAGAACTTGCGGTAGTGCATAGGTATCTCCACCATCACCTGCCCACGGCTTCCGTCACGTGTCTGCCCTGTCCAGTCTTTCGGGTCGAGGTATTCAACCACGTTGCCGTCATCGTCCAAGAGACAGCCTTTCATCCGTGAGTGTACAGGCAACGACTTGTGAAGGTCGGTGCTTCCGATACGTGTGCAGGTCGGTGACGATACAGTAATGTCACGCTCTATGCCGTAGGAACATTGTTCTTCGACGTAGGGAAGCAGGGAGGCGAGGGCAGCTTTCTTGCTTTCGCCGTCCTCGTCCAATACCTCGCAGTAGAGGTTGTAGGGGTTCGTTCCTTTCGCTTCGGGCAAGTCGCTGAGCCGCTTGCCGTTCTGATACGCCTCGATAATCTGTTCGAGGACGCTTTCCTGTGCTGTTGTAAGAGCCATAGTAGTGTAATCTGATTTTATATGTTAAACAATTTGTAAACCGTCAGTTCAGCCGTAGACCGCCCGAGGAGGTGAAACGCATAGCTGTCTTCGTTGTCATACGCAGCGTGGGGTCGCCCACCTCCACCTGTATCACTTTCGCAAGGGCTGTGTTCACGGTCGGAATGACCTGTACCGTGCTGCGCCCTGTCCCCACGATCGTCAGCCGTCCGTCGGGCGATACCGTTACCGCCTTGTTGTCGCTGATGTAGATGATGTTCTTCATCGCCTGTTCGGGCGTGAGCGTAGCGTTGATATACACAGGCTGCACGTTGCTTTTGGTGAGCCTCGGAACATCCTCAACGGTCATTGCCGTGGGGACGAGCCGCCCGATGAGCGTAAGGACACGTTCGGCAACCTCCTCCGCTGCTGCTGTCGCTTCCTCCGCTGCTTCCGTGGCTGTCACGGCATCCTCCGTAGCCTGTTGGGCGGCATTCGTGGCACTGACAGCGTTTGCCGTAGCAGTTTCAGCAGCTGTCTTTGCCTGTGTAGCCGCCAGTGCCGCTGCGGTGGCGTTGGCGGTTGCCGTGTCCGCATTGCCTTTTGCCGTCTGTGCCGCTGCGGCAGCGTTGTTGGCGTTGGTTGTGGCGGTCTGTGCCTCGGTCGTAGCCTTTACGGCGTTCTCCTTGGCTGTCACCGCTGCCGCTGTCGCTTCCTCCGCTTTCGTCACGGCTTCCGTGGTCTCGTTCTCTATGAACTCCAAGGACACCTTGACGGAGCGGTTGGCATTGTCCGTCCCAAGGGTGTACAGCCCTTTCAGCGAAGAATAGAGCGGTAGTTCCGAAATCTTTATTTTCTTCATATTGACTTTATTTAGTTGTTAAACCTAAACTTGCCGTTGCCTGTGAGGCGGAGCGTCGCCCTGTTGTTCACGAAACGTACGGTCGGCAGCGAGAACTTGTCGGGCAGCATCTCAATGGCGTATTCGTTGTCCTCCGTGAAGACTATCACGTTGTCCTCGGTGGCGAGAACCATATCATCATCGCTGATACGGAAGTCGGTCGTGAACGTTACCGTGAGCGTGAACTGCAACCATATCTTGCCGTCGGGATAGAACTCTGTCACTTGGCAGCTCTTGTAATGGAACGGAAACTCCTCCTCCAAGTCGTTCACCCATAGCGTCCGCTCATCGGGACGGATAAGGTCGTAAAGTAGTGCGTCGTAGTTGCGCCACAGCTCCGTGAGGCTTTCCGCTCTCATAAGGCAGTATATCTTCACGTCCTTGCTCTTGTATGTCACGTTCTTGCCGTCGTACAATGCGCCTGTCTGTGTCCCGATGTTCCGCAGGAGGTTCGTCTTGATGTTGGGTGCTTTCATCACCTCGTCGAGCGTCCCTTTCAGCACTCGCACGCCATAGACCGTGAAGTCCGTGTCGTCAAAGGAGTAGTCGTCACAGGCTGTCACTCCACTCTCGGGGGCTTTGTAGGTGTAGTTCAACAGGGGGAAGTCGTCAGCGAATTTCAGCGTTGCCGTGCCGAGAGCCTTTGCCATAGCGAGGTTCGGCTGCGACACGAGGCGGAGCTTGTATGTGCGCCCGATATAAGCGCATTCAAACGTGTGGTACGCTCCGTCGGAGAGAAGTTCCAACAACGCAAAGAAACGGCTGTAAAGCCCCGATATGGCGATTTTTAGCTGCACCTCCCGTGTGTTCAGAACAGGGTCGGACAGGTCGGCTTCGATGCCGTCCAGCTCCTGCCAGTCGTTGCTCTCGACGGACTTCAACGGCGGATAGGCGATTAGCTCGTTCCAACCGCCTTTCACAACGTACACGCCATACAAGCTGTATGCGTCATTGCCGTCTATGTATAACCGTCCTGTCATCATCTGCTTCTATTGTATCTTAATTCCTTTAAGGGCGATGTCATCCACCGTGTCCCTTATGCTTTTAAGGCTGCTCTCCATTGCCGACAATCGGCTTGGCAGCTCGTTCGTGTTGCTCTCAATTCCCATAACGGAGCGCAGGATGGCTTCCGTGTTGGACACGAGCAGCTTGGTGTTCTCACTGATAGAATAGGTGTGTCCCTGCACGGCTGTCATCCGTCCGTTCAGTTCGTCCACGCTGTCCTGTGAAGCCGAAGCAACACCCTTTTCCGAAGCCGTCCGCTCGCTGTCCGCTTGCCACAGGTCTATCCCTTTCGCTGCCGCAAGTTCCTTGTACTTCTTCATCAGAGCTTCGTATGTGTCCTGTTGTCCGAGGATGCCCGATGTCATCGTGTCAAGGATGGCGATATACCTGTTGAACTTCTCTTCCTCCGTCAAAGACACGTTCGTCATCGTGTCAAGCATAGCATCGTTAGCGTCCTGTATAATCTGACTGAACAAGGTGGAGTATATCATCTGTGCGCCAATGTTCTCCAACATCTCTGTCACTGACTCTCCAAAGGCTTCCGCTGCATCTGTGCCGTTACGGAACGCATCAACGAGAGCGTCCGACATCGTGTTGCCGAGTTCCCCGAAGATGCCTGTCAGATAGTCCTTCACGTTCTGATATGCTTCCTCCGCCTCCTCTGCGAGGTCTATCATATATTGCAGGGCTTCCTTGCCTTCTCCGCTGAATGTGCGTGTGTCGATGATTGACTTTGCCAGCTCCGTGTTGAACTTGCCCTGTCCGTCTATCAGTTCGGGATATACGTCAAGTATGGACGAATAAATATCCTTGCCCTTACCCAAACCGAACAGACCCGTCTTCTTGTGTCCCGTCTTGATTTGGATGTCGGCAAGTCCCGAATAAGCGTCTTTCTGAGAAGAATAGTTCCAGTTGAGTATTGCGTCCACCCAGGTCTTCTTCGCATACTTCGCCTGTTGTTTGGCTGTTCCCTCTATCTCCTCTCGGAGGTCTGCCCAAGCCTGTTGCATCACCTCCACAGCGTTGGCGGCTTTGGCATAGTCCAGCGTGCCGAACACGGTAACAGCCTTTTCCATGGCGAGGCTCTCGTCAAGCAAGGCGAGGTTATAAGCACGCTGCTGCGCCGTAACCTCTTTCATTATCTCTTTCAACGCTGCTGCGTGCCGTGCGGAGGCGGCAAACGCTTTCGTTACCCAACCTATCGCTTCCCCTGCCGCAGCGGCTATGCCACCGACAAGACCGCCCTCTGCAAAGCCCTTTCCGATATTGCTGACGGACGACATCACGTCCTGCACGTCGGTCATAGCCTGTGCCATACTGTCGTTACCTGCCGCCTCGAACATCTCCGAGAGCTGCCCAGCGAGACCGCCCACCATATCGGCACACTCGGAAGCGGATGCGCCCAGCTTTTTCAGCCGTGCTTCGGTGCTCTCCTGCTTCTCACCCTCCTTGGGTTTCGTGAAAAGGGCTTTAATGTCATCGGCAAGGCTCTTGAATGGGTTGCTCTTGCCAGCCGCCTCTTCCAACTGCTTCAACTTCTCTGTTATGGACTTCAACTCCTCGGGGCTGTTCTTCATCGTCTTCAACTGCTCGGCAGTAAAGCCGAACTGCGGAGTGATGTCCTCTGATGCCGTTGAGCGGAGGTATTCCAACAGAGCCTGTGTGTCCTCTATCAGTTTGCGTATCTCCTTGTCTGATTTGTCGGCAGCGTCCGAGAACAGGTCAACGAGCAAGGTTGATGACTTCTGTATGGAAGCCATTTCTTCATCATTGACAGACTTTATCTCCTCCTTTTCCTGTCGCCCAAGTTCCGTTATCGATGTCTTTACCTTTGCGACGTATGCGTCCCAAGCCGTTGTGCGCTGCTCGGCAGACATCGTGTCCCAACCCTCAATAAGGCTCGCTTTCGTCGTGTCGTCAGCGTTCTCTATGCCTTCCAACGCCTTGCGCTGCTTTGCAAATTTATCACTGATAGCAGCTCGCCGTGTCTCGTAATCCTGGTATTCTTCAAGCAGTCGTTGGTACAGGTCGTGCTTCTGTTTGAGGTATATTTGGTAGTTGATGGTGTCGTATGCAGCGAGCATTTCCTGTTGGTCGGATGACAGGTCATAGAGCGTAAGATGGTTCTTGCTCTTTGGGTCAACGAGTGATTGGCGATAGTCCACCTGTTGCTGTTTGGTAGCATTGGGGTTGGCATTCAGCCACTCGTTCAACATATTGTCAGCAAGTGCATCAATCATCTGTTTCTGTCGCTTCTCATTCTCGGAAATCAGTCGCTGATAATGCAACTCAATGGTTTTCTTTTGCTTTTCGAAGCCGTCTTCTTCATTTTCAAGTTGCTGTTGCTGAATGTCAAGTTCGGCTTGCTTATTCTGCTCCTTTACGCTATCCTCGTATTTCTGAATAGCCTTGTTGCGGTCAGCGGTTTGGTCGGCAATACGCTTGCGCTCTTCCTCTGCTTTCTTCTTCGCCTGTTCAGCCTTGCGCTTGCGCTCCTTTTCGGTTGCGTCAAGGTCACGTTGTTTTTGGTCAGCGTCATTTTGTTTGTTCTCCGCTGCCTGGGCATAGTCAGCACCACGTTGTAAAAGTTGCTGTGTGGTAAAATACTTGCCATTAACGTATGCTCCTGCTTTTTTATCCTTTACGAGTTGGTCTCCAATCGATGAGAAGTATGCTGCCGACCTTTGCAGTTCGGGCAACTTCATGTTATTCATCCACTTTGGAACTTCCGCATTAAACGTGACAGTGAAGCCAAGGGTATTATCCTTGTACTTCGACATTAAGTTTTGGATGTTCTTATACAGGGTATGCACATCATTAGAAGCTCCTTTGAGCGACCGCTGCGTGGCGGCTACTCTCTCGCTGAATGTCATTGTGGCCTCTGCTGCCTTTCGTTCTGCATCAGCAGCCTTGTTTACAGCATCAGAATATCTGTCGTGTTCCTCTGATGCTTCTTGCACGGCATTGATGTATGTTTGAATGGCAAATGTCTTTACAAAAAAGCCGTCATCTGTCCACGTTTGTGCTATGGTTTTCTCACTGATACCGATAGCACGCATTTTAGCATTTATCTTGTCGTATATCTGCTGTAACCCTTTGTCGTATTCTTTGCCTGTCTTATTGGCGATAAGTGAGATGTTCTCTTGGACGGTCTGACCAATAATAGTTGAAATGGCATTGGCATTCTTACGAATTTCATCGTTAGCCGAAGTCCACATAAGGCCAAGGAAACTATGTCCCGATTCGGCATTGTTTAGTTGCTTGTTGAGCGTCCCTTGGGCATCTTCTATTGCTTTCTGATAAGTCTGCTCGCCTTGGTCAAGGTTATTGGCTCTCTGTCTTTCAATCGCTTCACGCTTGATTAGTTCGATAGCCTGTTCACGCTTGGCGTTCACTATGTCTATGTTGTCACCCTCCTTGATTTGGGCGATGCCGTACTCTTCAAGAATATCATTCAACTCTTCCAAGACTTTCTTGTGGGTGTTCGTTCCCTCTGTCAGTCCTTTATAAGTTGTGGTAAGCGTGTTCAGACGAGAGATTTCTTTGGCGGCACTCTCTCCGAACTTCTCGGACATCGTGGCGGCTTCTGATGTCTCGGAAGAGAATAGACCTATGGCTGTCGCTGCCCCTGCGAGGACACCGAGAATTAAGCCGATAGGGTTGCTCATAATGGCAACCTTTAGACTATTCCATGCGGCAGTCAAAAGGGTTGTACGGGCGGCAGCCATCGCTTCGGCTTGTGACAAAGCAATCCCCGACATCGCAGCAAGTTTCTGTTGCAGGGCGGCTTCGGCTGTCAAGGTGTTGCTAATCTTCTGTATCACATTCATGGTGATAAGGGCTGCTTTGTATGTGCCGTATGCAGTCGCTGCAATCAGAATAACCTTGCCTATCTCTTTCCAATGGTCAATGATGCTTGATACGCCATTGAGAGCTGCACCGATAGCCCCCTCTGATGACTTGCCAATCTCATTGAACATCTGTTCTATTTGGTCTTCAATATTGGAAATCTGACCTGCGATAGACTTACTCTGTGCTTCCATAAGTCCACCGAACTTGCCACCCTCTGATGTCAGAGAGATAATCGCTTTCTCAACTTCGGGGAAGCCGACCTTACCCTCTTCGACAAGGCTCTTGACCTTATTCTTGGTTACACCGAACTGCTTCGCCAACTCCTCAGTCAATGGGATACCACGACCCAAGAATTGATTAAGGTCTTGCGTGTACATTCGTCCCTGTACCATAGTCGTGCCATACAGATAGGCAAGGTCTTTGATAGGGATAGAAAGACCTGCTGCAATATCGCCCAAGCGGATAAGCGTTTCATTGACCTTATCGGCTTCGACACCATAAGCCAAGAGTTGCTTGGCAGAGTTAGCGACATCGGACATATTGAAAGGCGTGATGACAGCCGTTTGGATAAGTTGCGACATCAACTTGTCGGCTTCGGCTTTGCTTCCGAGCATCGTTTGAAAGGCAATTCCCAATTGTTGGAACTCGCCTCTGACCTTGGCAACCTGTGTGGCGTAATTTTTCAGTTTGTCAACAGCGAAAACACCGACCATTGCCGCACCGATTTTCCTCATCGAAGCGTCAATGTTGTCACCCTCCATCTTGGCTGTCTGACCTATACCCTCCAACAGCCGCTTGCTCTCCGCAGCGTCCGAACGCAGCTGGCTGTTGTCAAGCGATATGCCGTAATTCTGTCTTCCGTTACTGTTCTGCATCAGTCTACATTTTTGAAAAAGTTCTGTACTTCCTGTCTATTCCGAGGGTCGGAAGCGTTTATGACCTCCTGCTTCTTTTCCCCTTTCTTCTTCGGAGGGTCGTAGCTCGGTAGCGTTGCTCCGTAGAGTATGAGGTTGGCGTAACTCAAATCATACAACACGAAATCAACAGGGAAATTGAACCCCTTGACCATTCCTGCGACTACTGCCCAAACGCTGTCGTTTTGGTCTCCACTTTCGTCTGTCGCATCAGATTTACTTCTGTTAGGAAAGTGGTAAGAGCGAAAAAATCGCCCAAGTCCATTCCTGACAAGAGTTGCGTAATGAGCTGGTGCATCCGTGAGGGGGACAGCTCCTCCAGCAGTTCCTTTGCCAACTCCGCCTTGCGGTCTGTCACGACAGTTGTCATGCGCTCCCATTTAAGCAAGCCCCAAAGACAGCGTTTCTCTTCCGTCTGTACCCTTGTAACCTTGTCATCAACGTGTCGTGCGCCAAGTATCAGAATGGCGGCTATATCGCCCAAAATACGGCAATCTTTCGCCACGGAAAGAACATCTCGGACGACATCCTTTTCATCGAGTTTCAAATGCGGAAGAAGCGAAACAGCCTCCGACACGAGTATCAGCGTTGCAATACTCGGTGGGGCGGCTGTATAGGTTTTGTCTCCTACCTTGATCTCTGTCGCTTTTTGCAGGATGCTGCCAGCGACCTTCTGTTCTATTGTCCTTGCATCATTCATAATTGAAACGGAATAAAAAAAACTTGTTGTGGGAGAGGGAATCGAACCCCCACCATCTGCCGTATGAAAGCAGCAAGCGACCGTCGCTTTGTCCCACTGTGAAAGGTGCAGGGAGTTGCCTCCCCACACCGAAAAGAGAATATGGTTACGCAGGTATCTGCACAACTTCCACTGTTCCCGACTGTCCGTCCGCTGTGATTGTCACAACGGCTGTACGAGCACTGCCTGTGGCGTTGGCGGAAACCTTGACGGTTGCCACCTTTGCGCTCGTGGTGACGGTAGCCCAGCTCTCGCTCGAAGAAGCCGTTACGTTGCCTGTGGAGGTAGCGGTCACGGTCTTGCCTGTCGTGTCGGCTGCATTACCGAAATAGAGGACTGTCTTGTCGAGCTTCAATCCGTTGGCGGTGTAAGGCTTCACGGTCTTGCCCTCCGCTGGCTTCAAGCAGCGAGCGACATAGTGAAGCAGCTTGCCGTCTGCCGTGCTGTACGATTCCTCGACACGGAGGGTGCAGCGGTCAATCTGTGCGCCCTCACAGGAGTCATCCTCGGGAATGATACGGAATGCGTGTTCGCCTGTGATGATGCCGTCGTTGTCATCGAACGGACGGGCAACACCTTTCTTGACGAACAGGTCGAACTCGAACTGATAGGTGTTCTTGCCAGTGCGAGCGTCCACGACATCGCCGCCCTCTTCTGTGGCGGTCACCTCGTTGCCAGCCGTCGGGGTAATCTTCGTTGTGTCCTCCTTTGGCGTGTCGATGTCCGTCCACGATGCCCCTGCGGAGGGTGCTCCGTTGACGGAGGTTGCGTGCTGAATGAGGCATTTGCCCCAAGATAAAATTGCCATAGTGTTTAACTTTTTATGGTTTTACATTTACTTACTTTTCTGCATAACAGGCTGCACGGATAGAACGTCCCCGTCCTCGGTTTCAAGCAGCGGAGCATAGTCCTTGCTGCTGTCCGTGTCGAGAGCGTCCACCAATGCCTCCTGTGGGATAGTGATAGGAGCGTCATCATCGCCGAAATAACTGTAACCGAGCTTCACGACGATAAAGTGCTGATTGATTTCCGCTTCCTCCTCGGTGTAGATTGTTGATTGCAACTTGAACTTGTAACAGGAAACTTCGGCAGACAGGCTATCGACCCAAGCCTGCGCAAGTCGTTCAACCTCCGCAGTCCGTTCGCCGTCCTCTACGAGGACACCGTTGTCGTATGGGTCGATGTCGGGTACAAAGATGTTTACCGTCACCACCCCCGTCTGTATTTGGTCGGGCAGACCTGCTGTGAATACCACAACAGCGTCCTCCAAACGACTGTCTCGGGGACGGTAGCCTTTCCTGTAGACATCACCCGAAATCATCGTATAAAGAGTGCTGTCTTTGAGGAGTTGGTAGATGTCTCCCTGTACCTGTTTGCCCGTCTTTGCCATAGTTTCTATTGTTATGTTATCCCGAGTTTCTTCAACATCTGCGGCACGAGTTTCTCTGCAAGTAGTTCCGAGCTGTCAAGGACATCATAGCCTTTTGCCGATACGTATGTGGCATAGTTCATTCCTGCCACGACGATAAGGACAATGCCCTGTGGGTAGTCCTTTATCAGCTGCATAACGTATTCCTTGCCCCCTGTCGCTCCCTCGCCTCCATTCTTCACTACATCGAAAGAACTCATCTGCACTATATTTCCGTCAACGGACACGGCATAGCCGATACTGCTGCGGAGGTTGCCTGTTTGGTCTTTGTAGGATTTCGTCGAACGAGCCGCATTCAGCACCTGCTCCCCGATAGCGCACATGTTGTACACGAGCGCATTGTTTATGGCTTCGATGCGAGCCGCTATGAAGCGGTCGATTTCGGCTTTCGGTGTCAGACGTTTAATTGGCATATATCGTTCAAGTTATTTTATCCGTTTTCGCCGTATGTCGGGCTTTCCTGTCGCAAACGTGTAAGTTATTGAGTTGGAATTTTCAAGCCGCCACACGGCGTTTATCGGGTTAAATCAAAATCCTAAGTTCGCAAACGGCTTCCAACGGCTCTACTTGGATAACCGAGAACTCCCCGACGAGGTTTCCCAAGCGGTCTTTCAACCGAACCTGCTCGGTGTCGAACGGCTGCTCCTCAATCAGCACCGAATACTCGGCTGTCTTGAAATGCTCGCCGTTTACCCGACCGAGGTTGTCGTACTTGTTTGCCGAGTACTGACAGGGTATCGGGTCGCTCCAACCGACAGAGGACGGCTTCACGGGATAGCCTGTTGTCGGGTCTATGCCGCCTCCGCCAGTCTTCTGTTTCAGTTCGATCGTGCCGTTCTCAATTATCATAGCGTCGCTGTTGGTTGGTTTATAGTCGTGAGCCTTTATATCCGTAGGTGGGCTGTGCCGAAGCGGTCTCCTCGCCAAGTTCATCGTACAGGGCATTCGCCTGATTGCGGAACTGCTTCCGTTGCTCGTCCGAGAACGAGTACGATTGTCCGCCCTGTGTGATGTTCGGGGCGAGGTAGAGCCACAACAGGAGGTCTGCGAGGGCGAGCCTGTATGTCTTGCCTGTGAGGACTTCCTGCGTCGCTTCGTCAGTCAGCGTAAGACCCCTCCGCTCCGCTGTCTCAACGAGCGTGCGAAGCGGAACAGGGTATGCGCTTACCGATTTGAGGGCTTCGAGAACTGTTGCCATAATCAATCAGTGTTTACTCCCAGTCTGCGTTGTCGGTTCGTACATACAGATTGCGGTACGCTGTGTCAAGCACAGGCACTGCGTCAGCCTGTCCGATAGTCACCTCACTCAACGGCTCGACAGTGCCGTACTTCTTCACGACGGTGTGCGAACGCTCCGCACGCAGGATAACCTCGTTGTTCTCCTGCAGGATGTCGTACTGTGTCGTTCCGAGACGCTCGCTCTCTGCGAGGACGAGACGGCGGTTGGCGAACGGATTGCCCGACAGGGTTGTGCCGTCCGTGAACTCACGAGTGATGGTCTGGTCGATGACACGGAGCTGCAAACCGTTGAGCCAAGCCTGTTTTGCGAGCATCGTGTTTACCTGTGTGAGGTCGGGGGTCTGTGCCATACCGACAGCGTTTGCGAGGTAGGATGCACACGCCTTGATAATCTGCTCGGAAGAACAGATGTGGTACAACTCCTCCAAGTTGATGAAAGCGAACTTGGGATTGAGGTTGTTGTCCTTGGCGAGCTTCACGAGCTTGGCGAGGTCGCCGATAATGTCGGCATTTGCGCTGTTCGCCCAGTCGGTGGTCGTCTTCTGCTTTTGGAAGTCGTCCACGTCGTAGTCAAGGTCAAATTCGTTGGCGTAGGTGGCGTTGTTGGTTGTCGTGAAAGACAGCTTGCCAGCACCTGTCAGCAAAGCCCAAGCGATGTATTCCAACTCCGACTGAACACCTGTGAAACAGAAGTCCACGTCCTCGCCCCAATACTGAACGAGCTTCGTTGCGTCCTCGTCCTGTGCGAAAGCGAGTTCGGTCTGATACTCCTTGATTTCAGAGCGTGTCATCTCACGGCTGATGCTGATGAAAGGAATATCGCCCTTTGCGCTCTCGAAGATAGGACGACGCTTGCGTACGATTGTTCCGTTGTCGGTGTGCAGGTCAGCGGCTACGTTCTTCTTGGCGAGCTGGTTGCCCAGGGTGCGCCAAATGAAGCCGTTTACTTTCTTCACAGGGAAGTGCGTACCGAAGAGGAACGGTTTAGCGTCCACGGTGTTCAGACGCGACTGCACCATTTGGTGCGTAAGCCCTTGGATAAGGGTGTTAGTGATTGTTGCCATAGTCTATTATGCGTCTGATTGTTAATAATTGATGATACCTGTAAGATACTTCGTCACACAGGCTGGCAGGGCGTTGCCCTTTGTCACGGCGATGAGCCATGCGTCCACGTCGAGGTTGGTGTTTGCCTTGACGGGCTTGCCTGTTCCCGAAATAGCGAGAGGGATGTACTTCAATGCGGATGCGTCCGTGGAGGCTTCCTTTGCCTCTACGAGCTGTCCGCCCAAAGCGATTGCCCCGAGAGCCGATGCCACGGTAATGATGTCGTAGTCACTGTTGCTCTCGTCAATGGAAGAGATTTTCACTGCGACGCTGTTCACGTCAAGCATCACGAAGTCGTCTGCCTTGAAGTTGTGCCCTTTCTTGACCTTGATGGTCTTGCCTGTGGCTGCAACCTCGGCTACGACATCCGCAACCTTGATGACGTGGGAGATGCCGCTGACAGGTGCGCTAAGCACGCTGCCCTCTTTCAGAAAGTCGCCACCCAGCTCGGACACGTTCACGGAAACGCCCCCTCGGATGTCGGCTACCTTGTGCATAAGGACACGAGGTGTTCGGGTGTCCTTACGGCGAGTTACTGTCATACTCATTGTGCGTAAGTTTTTAGAGTGTTAAACATCAGAACGGCTGTCCGTCGGCGGAGGTCTTGCCGTCGCGAACCGCTATCGCAGCCTCCTGTTCCTTGGTCAGTGCGTCCCCTTGTGTTCCGCCGTTGTTGGCGGACGGTCTGCCGAAGACAGCCCCTTTGGCGTTGATGTCGGAAACAAGTCCGTCCACTTCGGTTGTCACCTCCCCGACGAGCGAAGTGAATTGTTCATCGGTAAGCGTATCAACGGAGACACGTTCGTAAGGTTTCCGCAGCTTCTCGGGCAGTTTGGCGATAATCGTCGCAAGTTGCTGTTTGCGGATTGAGGTTGTGTTGTCACCCTCCATTTTGTTCAAGCGGTCTGTAAGCGTTTTGTTGCTGTCAATCAACTGCTGCGCCCAAGCTGGAACGGTTTCCGCACCCCCTGCTGGTGGTGTTTGAACGGTTGCACTGCCGCCCTGCTGTCCGCCTGTGGCTGCGCCCCCGTCTGTTGTCGGTTTACCCTCTTTCAGTCCGTACTTGCTTTCGTAGTTCTGCACGGCTGTCTGTTGGGCTTCCGTAGCACGGCTGTCGCCGTAACTTTCGATAACCTCGATGAGTTCCTGTGTCACCCCTGCCACGGCAGTTGCGACCTGCTCGTCTGTTGTAACAGTCTTGGCGAGCTTCTCGGCAATCCTGTTGAGGACACTGGCGTTGCCCCCCTGGAATTTGGCTTTCAACGCCTCGAAAATTTTCTGTTTCATTTCAATCCTGTTTGATTAACTATTCAGTAAAACGCTACAAAGGTAATCAATTCCCCGACAAATGCTTTCAATGTAATCATAAATTTTTCATTTTATGCCAAAAATATTTGGCAGAACGAGAAATTTTCCATATACGGATGTCACTCGGAGTGAATAGAGGGAAATAGAGGGAAAAATCAAGGAAATATCCTGTTCGGTTAAAAAATTCTCGGTAAAAGTTTGTTTGAATGAAAATACTTCACTTACTTTGCATCGTGATTATAACGTAAGCACATATTAACAACAAAAAAAACAGAGAATTATGGCACAGCAGACATTGAACTACACAACGAGCTACATCAACGCTAACTACCTCCTCAAGGTTTCGGGCGACAACGGCGACGGCGTTAAACTGAACAAGCTCGTGGGAGTGAGCGGACTTGTGAAACTCATCGGAGTTGAACTCGTGAACAAGTTCGTAGCTCGGGCAGAGCGTGACGGCAAGGACGCTTGTTACTGCCGCCTCCGCCGAGGTTTGAAAGTCACGCTGTACCTGCATTAATAACCAACAAAACAGACAGAACGATGAAACAGAAGATTTACAGAGTATCACGGGAGAAGGCTATTAAGATAGCCGCCAATCACAACTGTGTGTCAATAGACATCGCACAGCGTTACACAGATAGCGAACTGAAAGAGGTTTTGCGCCAACTCAAACTTAAAGCCGATTTTTGACATGGAACAGGAAATTATCGAGGGCGCATTCCTTATGGGCTTCGAGCCGAGCAAGGACGGACTGACAGGCAAAGCCCTGTTGGCGGAAGCGGAAGAGTATCTATTTCTAAGTTTAACCAAATAACAGTTTTTCAATTATGCAAACAGCACAGATGACCCTGCAACAGGGATTGAACGAAGTCGTAATGAACAAAGTTCAGAAGATGATTGACGGCAAAGCCGTCGGAGTACAGGCAACTATGGAGCGTCTTGTCAACGAGGGCAAGTTGGCACAGGACTACATCGCCCCCATAGGAGTGAACCTAAAAGAGAATGACCACAGCCCTGTCATCACGTTTGACGGAGAGGGTGAACACCTCGCTATGACGATGCCCGACGGAGTGTTCTCGCTCCACGACAACGCCATTGGACAGTTGGCTGAGCGTATGGGCGTGCCGAAGCGATACCTCAAAGACCTTGCTGGTGGCAAGCCTTGGGCAAGGCAGCTCGCAGCCACGGTGTTGAACGAGCACAGCGGCTGGACGCAGCGCAGCCGTGTTCTCGTGCGCACGGTCGGTACACAGGTTCGTGGCGTGTTGAGCGACAGCTACCGCCGATTGAACAGCGTTGAAATCCTCACGTCCTTTGTGCAGGAAGCGGCAGGGCAGGGAGCGGTCATCTCGGACGCTTATATGAACGACACAAAGGTGTGGGCAGAGACGATACTTCCACAGCCGATTGTCGTGCCGACAGCCAAGAACGGCGACGTGGTTATCTTCGCAGGGGCAAGGTTCAGCACATCGGACTATGGGGACGGAGCGGTCGATATGAGGGCTTTCCTGTTGAACGGAGCGTGCCTCAATGGTATGGTGCGTGAGAGCGTGATGAAGCAGGTACACCTCGGCTCGAAGCTGCCCGACACACTCGCCCTGTCACAGCGCACATACGAGCTTGACACGGCAACGACCGTTTCCGCTGTCCGTGACTTGACAAAGGGGCTTTTCAGCCGTGAGACGCTCGAACGCAAAGCCTACGAGATACAGGGGGCGAGCGAGATAGAGGTGGATGCCGAGCGTGAGATTAAGAAACTCACGAAAGAGGGCGGTCTGATGAAACAGGAGGGACAGGAGGTTGAACGCCTGTTGATGAAGAACGACCCCGAGGACGGCGTACAGGGCGCAATGACGCTGTGGAAACTGACACAGGCTATCACTGCGCACGCAAGGGAACTATCGCCCGAGAGAAGCCGTGAGCTGCACGAGATTTCGGGTGCGCTGATGAACAGAGTGAAACTACAACAGGCATAAACATTAACTCGGGCGGCTGGCTTTCGGTCGGTCGCCCACTAAAAACATCAAACGACTATGACATTCATCGTACATTTCAAGGACGGACACAGACAGCAGTATTCAAACCGCTACGACGAGAACGACGAGCATCAGCGTGACGCTGCGTGGGACGACGTGTATATGAAGTTCCCCGACGCTGACTACATCGAATCATTTTAATCAACCAACGCCCACTCCTCAACAGGGGTGGGCATAAAAATCAGTCACAATGGAAAACGTAAGAACAACATTGAAGAGCGGCTTGCAGTACAGCCGCAATTGGGAATGGGAGGGTGCTGTCGTAATGCACAACGCCAAGACGATAGACCTGTACAAGAAGCTCAACGAGGAGCGCAACCACTTGAACTGTTACAAGTACGACTGCTTCTTCGCTTTCAGCGACAGGCAGTTTGCGGAGGGCTTGCAGAAGATACGCCCATTGAAACAGGGCGAGAAGCTCGTTTCGGTCGGGGCAGGGATGTACGGCACACGTGACGGAGTGGAGCGGTACTTTGCCGCCTGTGACGAGATAGCCAACCGCATAAAGGAGGCGTGCGACCCACAGGAGGTGTATTTCTACGAGTACAACAATCACGAGAGTATGCTGTCATGGGACGGCGACATCGAACCGTACAGGATTATCGAACGGATATGGGGCGAGGAGGCGGCAAAAGGGATAGTTCGGATATAACTGTGTTAAAACTATGTTGTGCGGTGTTTTATCGGGTTTATTTGTAGAGAAACCCCGACCCCTTGGGGTTTTTACATATAGAAACCCTTACCCCTTGGAGTTTCTTTATATAAAAACCGAGACAGCGCGCGCGTAAGAGGAGAGTAGAGTAAAGGAGAGAAAAGAAAAGAATATACCTAACGGTATTGTTGGCGACAATAAATTTTCGCCCTGTGAACATTGGGGCGTTTTAACAAAAAAAAGACTATGGCAAAAAAGACATTCAAAATCAGAGCCAAGTTCGTGTTTGGCGGACTGGTAAAAGTACTGGCGCACAACCGCCAAGAGGCGGAGGCGAAAGTTGAGAAAGGATTAGCCGCCCTGCTGGGCAAGGTCGAGGCGTTCGATGATGACATCACGTACTGGGACTTCGGCACGCACGGCGACACAGTTATCAACCGCAAACAGGAGGAGGGCGAGCTATGAGTGAGGAACACATCTTCCGAGTGTCGTTCAACGACCCACCCATTGCAGGTGACCCTTGCAAGGAATTCTACTTCCACAGCCTGTCGGCGATCTACGAGGCGTTCGATGAGAAGCAGGTCGGCTGCAAGGTAAGCCGCCTGTGGAATATCGGAGTTACACAGGGCGCAACCTACGAGGGACGGCTGTGTCGGGTGACGAGAGAGACTATCAGACGGAAAAAGCGCATAAAAGCCCCACAAAAGGCTGAAATCGCTCGGGATAATAACTTACACGAGAACGAAAAGTAAAGCCGTTGTGCGGCGAATTTGAGCAAAATAACTAACTTTGTACACAAAATGAAAGAAATGACAGACAGAGAATACGAGAAACTGCTGGACGAGGTCGCAGGAGAGCGTGCCGAGGATGTTACCTTACACGCCGACTCTCGTTACACGGAAACCGTTATGGAAAAGACCATAAACGGCGGTGATTACTCCGTGGCGTATTATTACGACAGCGACGGCAACCCCTGTAAGAAATCAGAGGCTGCCGCCGTGAATATCGTTGAATACTCCAAAGACGGAGAGCGCATCAACGAATGTTACGGAGTTTTGAAATGACCCGATAACTTCTGCGCTGTTTGTCGTATGTACGCAGCGCAGTTCGGAAACAATTTCTTGAAAAATTCGTGGTCATTGTAATAAGCCCGAACGCATTCAGCGAAGTTTTCAGCATCGTTCGTTTTAGCATAGGATGAAACCCTGTACTGCTTTATGTTGGCGTGCAGGGCTTCGTCTTTTGCACAGGCTTCCTGCCAACCTTTTGACGCAGAGAACCTGTGTTTGTTTTGGTCTATTATATGCGCTGCCTCGTGTGTCATATACCCCTTGAAATCCTCTGTCGATTGTGGTGTCAAGAAGAACGTCGTCTTGCCTCCGTCTGTCGCCATTGAGCGGTGGTTCGGATTGTTGTACTTCACTCTCCAATATGGGTCGGCAGGACATTCCATGTCATAGAACGTCACTCTCTTGATGCCCTTTCGTAGGTATGGGGGCAGCTTCTGTATAGCCGTGCTTGCCTCCGTTGCCTTGAAAAGGGACTTATTTGAACCGATAGCATAAGCGAACTCTCGCCCCTCGTTGTCATTATACACGAGGATGTCCATTTTAACCTCGTCGAGTTTGACTATCTTGTTGCCAACGGTGTATGTCGCCTTGTTCTGCACAACGGCATCGAACTCCGTTCTCGCCCACGTCCAATCTTTGTCTATATGCCCCGAGGCTACGAGTGCCTGGTTGGTGAGAACGGCGCACTCGTGCTTTATTTGGTTGATGACAATAGCCTGTCCCATATCTGTATTCTGTTTCTCGTATTCCCGAAGAAGCGGAGCTATTTTAGCCGAATTGTGTCTCTTGAAATACAGGGTGTATTCGTCAAAGTTAGCCGTCCTTTGCATCTGCTCGGCAACGATTGCGCTTGGCTGTGCCTTTTGTATAATCTTCGCGACAGTCTCTGCATTGTCGGTCACGAAGTATGGCAGGGAGTTCGCCTTGACAATCCTGTAGGCGTTGTCCTTGACCCAATCCTCGAAAGCCTGTGGCACGTCCTTGACTGCGTTCACGCTCTCGCCGTCAATAGGCTCTCCGTTGAGCAGCTTCTGCGTATCGCTGTCTATCTCCTCCTGCGTTTTCAGTATGGACGTGGCGTAACAGCGGCAGTGAGGATGCCACCCTGTGAACTTGAAGTCCTTTGGGTAGCTGCCTTTCAAGTCATCGCAGATGTCGGGGACGGGGTGGTTGTTCGACAGGTGTATCTCAATGCCCACGACGAAGTCCATAGACTGCCAACGTAGGTGGTCGGAGGTGCGGTAGGCGATGTTCGTCTCCGTAGCTGCGAGGCGGCGTGCGTTCTTGTAAGAGGAGCGGTAAACGCCTCTGCCTGGGTGGTACTCTGCCGCACGCTTCGACAGTTGTAGCTGCCCGTGTTCGTCACGCACACGGCGGAACAGCATATCGGGGTTTTTGAGATATTGCCGCAGGTCACGGCTCAACTCATCGGCAGAGCGTCCGCTGCGGATGCCCACGTCCAACCCCAGCTCTATTTCGTCTTTGAACTGATTGGTGTACCTCCACACCCTGTCGGAGAGGTTCAGTCCGTTCTCCTTGCGCTGCGTGAACGCATCCCGAGCCGCCTCGTTCGTGCTGTAATAGCGGCGGTACTGCGCCTCCGTCAGCTTGCCCACGTTATCCCCGAACACTCTGTTGGCGAGTTCGTTGTTCTTGTTGTTGGCAAGCGTCCACTCGGCTTCGATGCCGTTCAGTACAACAGTCTCTATGCGTGTTTTTAGCCCCGACAACAGCGTTTCGACCCTCCGACGTGTAATTGGGTAGTCGTCGAAAGAAAACAGCGTGTCGGGCTTTATTTCGCCCACAGTGCCGCTTATCGCCACCGCCTCACGTATGGCGGAGCGATAGATGGCATCCATTTGCAGCTGATAGACCTTGATGTTGCGCTTGTGTCGGCTATCGTATTTGTTCTGTTGTTTCGCCATTGTCCTGTCGTGGTTTGAAGTGTTCGCATTGTGGGTCGGAGAGGAAGATGCAGTACTTTCCGCCCTGTTGTTTGTGGGGGCAGCGGCAGAGTATCAGATGTCCGTCCAACGCCTCGCTGTGCCAATCATAACTGTTGGCGCAGTCACGACATCGGTATTTCGGAGGCTCTTTCGTCTGCCGCTTCCTGCCGTTGTATGCCCTTGTTGCCATAGCCTGTGTTACTCCATTGGGTTAAACACGTCGCCAATGCCCTGTTGCGCTATCTCTTCGAGCGTCCTGTCCACGTTGTCCGTGTGTCCGAACTCCTCTATGCTCTCACGCTGCGACATTATAGGCTCGCCGCCGTTGGCTGTCATCAGCATATCGACGGTCTCCTTGGTGTCAGTGATTGAGAACGGAGTTATCTTCGTCTCCACTTTCAAGTCGTCGATGTCAGCGTGGTAACGCTCGGGCAGGGTTGTTTTGAGGAACGCCTTTATCACGTTGATTTCTCGGTCGAAACCCTCCAAGAGCCGTCCGCTCTCGTCGTGGACTTTCATCTGGGCGTCAATGAAGAGCTGCTTGCGGCTCTCGCCCGACAGAGCCTGTTGCGACATCTTCTCGTATGACCAGTCGGGGAGCTGCAGCTGTGTGAAGAACATTGACCGCAGTTCGCTGACATAGAATTTGAGGTTTTCAATAGCCTGTGTCCACGTCACGTATTGTGCCGTCGAGCCTTTCGGGTACTGCATAACAGCCTTGAACTCCTTGTTTTCGGGCTTCTCGTCCCCGAATTGTATCACTTCGTCGGCAAGCACGACGAAGATAGGCTTGGAGTTCTTGCGGAGGTAGTTGCCATTGCGTGACAACGCCCACTCAATCTCATAGACTATCCTCGAACTATCCTCCCATATCGGTGTCGGGCGGTTCATATAGACGGCTGGTATCTTGTTCACGCTGATGTCCTCGTTCTCAACCTCCTCCCATTCGCCGTTGGCGTTGCTGTACTTGCAGTGCTTTGTCGAGGTGTATGCGTCAAGGAACTGCACGGACTTTTTGCCGACCTTGCGTGTGTAGCCTACGGACATTGCAACCATATCTCCGTACTCGTCAAACAGGGGGTAAAGGTCATCGCCAAGCATCGGGGAGAAGTTGCGGCAGCGGAATTTCAGACGGCTGTCGAAGCCGTACAGGTTGTTGCCGCTCTCCACGGCATACCACAGCGTCATCACCTCGCAGCCAGCAAAGAGCATATTCAGACGCTCGATGTTCACGCTGTCAATGCGGTTGCGGTCGAAGATAGCCTCAATGTAGGAGGCGACCTCTTTCTGCGTGTCGTTCTCGGGCTTATACACACGCTTTACAGGTATGCCGCAGCACAGCTCTGTCATACGCTTTGTGGCGAGGCGTTGCAGGTCGCAGGTCACTCGGGTAACATACTCCACCCCGTCCTCATTCACGATGTCGGGGTATTTCTGCTTGTTCATAACTGGGTGTCGTGTGGGGTCAAACTGTTGCAGCAAGCCGTAGCGACCGCCCCATACAGGCACGGTAATGGTTTTCTCTTTCAGCGCAGCCACCTTTTCGGCAGCGGACAACTCCGTGGAGTTCAAGATTTCTTCGATTGTCATATCATTCTTGGTTTTTGGTGTTATACGATTTTTGCAAGACGGTCGAGGTCTATCGCCTGTCGTGTCGTGCGGATAGGATAGAACGTGTTGGCGAGTGCGTCGAACTTGTCGGGGGAGCGTCCGAGGCGTTTCTTGATGTCCTCCTTTGGCTCTATCAGTATGCGCCCATCAGAACGGAACGACCAGCGTATCTCCGTGGCTTCCTCCGCCAGCTGACTGTCGGGCGGCAACATAGCCCCTGCGCCGTTCTTCGGGTTGAGCCAATCACGGACGCACCAAAACAGGTACGCTCGCATATTGACGAACTTGTACTGCCCTGTGATGTCGGACAGGTCACGCTCGTGCTGCTTCGCCCCCTCGCTATACTTGCAGCTGATGATGTATCGGCGGTCGTCCGTCTCCACACAGCGGCTGAACACTCCTGCACCCTCCCCGATGGTGTCTATGCTCACGACCATTCGGGGGTGTCTGCGTCGTCGGCTCACAATCTCGCCAGCCACCGCCATGTGGTCTGCCTGTCCGCCGCTGTTGCGAGATGCGAGGGTATTAACCCACCGCCCCTTGCGTTCGCAGTAACAAGTGCTGTCACGCCCCATACCTGCCACATCGACACCGAGCATCCGTTGCTCGTCCGACACAGGCTCTTTGCCAGCCGCCTCAATCCACCGCTGCTGTGCCGCCTCAATCCACTGCTGCGGTATGAGGACATCATCTGCAACTTTCGGGAACTTGCCCAACACCTTCTTGCGGAACAGGTCTTCGGGACGATACCACTTGCCGTTAAACTCGAAGTCGTCAAGCTCCTCCGTCCGCTCCTCGGGGGTGATAGGCGTACACCACTGCTCGACCTTATCCACGACCCACTCGTAATCGACCTGCCCTGGGATAACTAGGCGCCGCTGCAGGACGTTCGGGGCTGTGAGGCTGTTCAGACGGAACTTCGCCCACCGCTCGCCACGCTGGCTGCGTGCCGCATATCCGACAGGGGTGTTGGGGTTGAAGACGAGCATTATGCGGCTGTCGCCTTGTAGGTTTCCCTCAATGGCGGCAAAGGTGTCGTCACCGATACCCGAAGCCTCTGTGATGATGAACATCGTGTGGACAGCGTGAAAGCCCGACCACGCCTCGTGGTTATGCTCATCAGCCTTGAAGCCTGTCAAGAACCACTCCTCGTTGTCCGTGCGGATGTCGTAGGCGTTCAACCGCCCAGGAAGCACAACGCCCCTCTGCTTCGCCCTGTTGTATAGTCGGGCGACCTCGGGGAGCATAATGTTCTTGACCTGTCTGTCCGTGGGGGCTGTGAGAGCCACCTTGGTGTTCTCCACGAGTTCGCGTCGGGTGTTCCAGCGTGGAGTGAGGTAGAGGAACGAGACGGCTGCACAGGCGGCAACGAAATCCTTGCCACGAGCCGTTCCCGATGCAACAGACGTGCGTGGGTTGAACTGCACGGAGGATAGTATCTCCTGCTGTTCACGGTCGAGGGTCACGCCAAGAGCTTCACGGACGAACTTGTTCCAGTCCGCCCTCCACTCGTTCAAGAGGCTTATGCCCCGTTGCCGTAGTATGCCGTCCGTCTTTGTCATCGTTATTTGCTCTTTATTTGCCGCCTGTGGCGTTTTCTCTTGCAAGGCGGTTCACTTATCCGTCCGAAGCAAGAAAAGCCCACAGAGGGGCTAAAAACAGGCTAAACGCCTGCCTCCTTTTCCGCTTCGTTAATCATTCCGCTCTCCATAAGGAACGCAGCGAAAGACATTCCTCCCTGTATGTCTTTCTTCTCGGGAGCGTACAAGCCGAGCAGCTTGCGCCTCTCCGCCAACTGCTGGCGTATCTCTGATATGTAGGCAGGGTTGCCCAAGCCGACCACGTTCTGTGATTTCTCCTCGACGCTGAACGTGCGGATGTTGTTCTCTCCGCCTGTGTTGTTCGCCCTGTTGTTCCGTTCGGGTGCGCCCTTGCGCTTGCGCTGTGTTCGTGTGTAGTCCTCCTTGGACTTTTCCCACTGCTCCCACAGCTCCCTCACGGTGTCGTCTATGCGTGTCAGTTCGAGCTGCATAGCATCGTCCATATCCTCAAGGCGGCTCTCACGCCACTCCTCCAACAGTGTACGGATGTCGCTGTGAGCTGTCGAGAGGGAGTAGGTGGCGAGGTCGAGGCGGCGCATTACCTCCGCTCTTATCGTCCGTATAGCATAGCCACGCTTATACAGCTGCGACACGATTTCAAGCCGTGCCTCTTTCAGCTGGTTGCGCCTCTTGGTGTTGTTTGGGTGTTGTTTCATAACTCACTGAATTTTGTTATTGTTCGTCTGTCGCTTCGTCTGCCGAGAACTCGTTGTCGAAGAACGTGCCGTCCTCCTCGTTGAACTCAATGCGTGGGAAATTTTTCTTGATGTCCTTGACATTTCCCTTGTAGAATATCAGTACGTTCTGATGCATCTTGGCGACCTTTCGGCTGTCCATATATCGGCTTGCCCGAAGAGCCGTGCTCGCCCCTGTTTCGACAAGCACGCATTCGTTGTACAGGCTTGCCCCCCCCTCTTGGAATATGCGCTTAATGTCTCCGCAGAAATCATAGTAGCAGCCTGTCCGCTTGTCTCGGATATCTCCAACGACAACGACAGAGAAGCGGTTCTCACGGAGGCATCCGAGTGCAGCCTTGTATGCGTTGCCGAGTATCTTGATGAAGTCCTCGTATGTGCCTTGGTTGCTTGCGTCTTTCGGGTCATCGCTGTAGACTTCGAGGTTGTAGTATGGAGGGCAGCTGAACAGGAGGTCTTGGCTGTCAGCGGCAATGTGTTTGGCAACGTTCTGTCCGTCATCGCAGATGTAGGCGATGTCAAGCCCTCGGTCGCTGATGACCCTGTTGTTGATTTCAACCTGTTCCTTGCGCAGTTCTATCCCACGGAACGAGTGACCGCACATCGCAAAGACAAGCCCTTTCTGCGTATCTCCTGCGAAACAGTCGAATATGGCACTGTGGTCGTTCGGGGTGAACCACTTGCACATTATCTCCGACAGGACAGGGTCAAAGAGACTGACACCTGCCGAAAGGACTTTGCTTGCCTCGTGTTCTTTCACGTCATCGGGGACGTACTTGTCGAGGTATTCACGGAACGATATGCCGAGTTCCTCCCTGTGTTGCCGTGTGCGCCGATAGAAATCTTTGTACTTGATTTCGGGCGATGTGATGAGCTTGTCTTCACGGCTTTCTCCCATATCGCCTATCTTATCACGCCAAAGTCTCTTTCTCGCTTGCCAATAGCCTTTGCGAGTGTCGAGGACGGAGAACGGAGGAACGATAAAGCGGTCGTTCAGCGTTGAGTTTGCCTCGCTCTTTTCACCCGAGCCGCTGCCGTCTCCGTTACCTGTTTCGTCCTGCCATACGTCAAGTCCCCAAGCGTCGAGGTCTTGGCTGTCCCATTCGTTGGCAAGGACATTCATATCCCAATCTCCGAAGCCCACGTTATCCTTGATGACGAACTCTCTGCGCTCGTCCTCCGACAACTCGGAAGCCTTGATAATGGGTGCTGTCGGCTTGCTTTTCCACTCGCCCCAATACTCGATG